CATCGAAACAACAGGCGCACGTCGTCGTGATGTAGACACTGCCCGTCGTCAGGAATGAAACCCAAGGGATACCGGCGGTTGTGGCCCAAGTCGTACCTGTATCGGTTGACATGGCCGAGCGTTCATCCCCCGCCCCCGCACCGACGCCGCTGATCGAGGAAAACACATGATTAAAGATGTAGCGATGCGAAGCGGAGTATGCGCTTCCGCCCGTCCCTCCTGGGTAAAGCACGAGCCAATACCGCGTACCAGGTGTCGGTGTAAAGGCATTCGTGAACGTGATGGTAAGCCGCGATGCGGTTGTGATCGAAGCGTGAGCTAGGGCAACCAATGTCGGCGAGCCGCCACCTACGTCGGTCGGAGTCGCTCCCGCACCCGGTAGCCCGGCGCTGTTGGCAACGAGGACACATTGCAAATCGTGCGGCGTGCCGGTCTTGGTTGTGACCCAAACCTCGGCGGCAACAATGGGCGCATTCGTTCGCGGCACAAAGCCGAACGCGATGTAATCCGTTGAGGCATCAACCGCGAAGGTGGTGTTGGCGGGCGTCGGCGAATAGTTGGGCAGTTGCCCGGCAATTGGGAAGGCCATCACGTCACCGTTATGTTTTCTGGGGTGAACGTGTCAGCCGTTGTAACGCCGTCGTCAATATCGGGCTTGGTCTGCTCGATGAGTCGGTGAAGGTCGTGTGAAAACTGATGGCTCGTAACTGGATTCAATCCCGTTGCCGCTGCCCAAATCTCCTGCCCGACCACCTTGCCGATCTCTCGCTGCGTTTGGTTTGCTCCATTTTTCACGGCCAGGATGATCGTTCGTGCCAATCGACCCATCACGTTCAACCGCTCATGCGCAGGCAGCGCCGCAATCGTGTCTAGCACGAGTTGCCGATAGCCAGCGTTGCGTTGTGCGGTTGTGATGGCCACGTTCTTATTCCTTCACCCGATTGACTCTGAACTCGGTTAGGTTGCAAAGATCGCGGTGACGGTCTTCCCGGTCTCATCGCTCCCTGAAACGATCTTGAGGTACTTCGACGTAAACACTGACGGTGGAATGACATACGCCTTGGCAGCGTTGTCGCAGACCACCGTTACGGGAGCGCTGGCTGCGGTATGTAGGAGGACGTAGGTCGTGCCGTCATGCGAGATGTAGAAATTCAGTGCCGTGCTGGCCAGTGAAGCTGGAGTGATTACGATCCCGCTGGCAAAGTTCTCCACGTCGATCGCCGTGACCGTAGCGATGGCCGCAACGTCATCGAGGACGAGGGCCGTCTTGACCATGCCGTTTAGCCTGCCCGTCAGTGCCCCCATCGGAGGCGATGGAACCGATCGCATGATTAGCCTTTCAGGAACTTCTTTTTCCAGTAGGGCGTGTGCTTGGTGTAAATGTCCTCGATCGCCCGCTTCCGCTGTTTGGCGTCAGTCTTGATGGCGGGATTCACCTGCGCCTCACGCTTGAGGTACTGATTCACGATGTCTTTGCTGAGGGGAATCGGGTCCTTGGGAGCGGCCTCGCGGGCGTACCGGCACTTCACGACCCCATCGAGATCGAGGCCCCTGGCCTTGGCGGCACGCTTCACGTCCGCCTGAGACTTCACCCAACCATTCGGGTCCCCTGGGAACCTTGCCAGTTGAGTCATGTATTTGGCCCCGGAGGTGCAGCCGGGAGCCATCTTCTCGGCCGTCTTCTTGTAGAAGTTCCCGACCCACGGGCAGTTAGCGTACTGGTTGCCGTTAAGCTCTCCCTTGAGCAACGCCCCATCGTGCCCTGAGAGTCCTGGACCCCGCTGGCAGGCGAGCATGTCAGCCCCTCGTGGAGTCTCTCCCTGCTCACGGCAGCGGATGTAGAGTGCGATCCGCCCCTCGTCAGCGAGGACTTCGTTGTCCATTTCGGGCAGGTACTTATTGAACAGTTCCTCGGTCACGTCGGCGGTCCTCTAGCTTTCCCGTCTCGGAGTCTTGGGCTTGGCGGCAGCCTTGGCCTTGGTGGCTGCGACGTTCGCCTTGGTCTTGGCTTTCTGGTCCTCAATCCCCGCTTGAGTCTTGGCCTTCTGGCCTTCGATGTCGGCCTGTTGCTTGACTCTGGCTCCCTCGATCTCCGTAGCGGACTTCACCTGCTGGACCTGCATCTCCTGGCTGGCTTTCATCCCTTGGACGGCGAGGTCGTTTTGGGCCACCTGCTGCTTGACCTGCATGTCCATCATGGAGGTCTGCTGCTTGAGGGCGGCGTCCTGTTGGGCGATCTGGAGTTTCAGTTGGGCCTCAGCGGCTTGGAACTCAAGTTTCTGCTTGGCTTCGGCCTGCTTGAACTGTAACTCCATTGCCTTCATCTGCATCTCGGCCTGATGCTTTTCCATGTCCATCTGGGCCTTCTGCTGCTCAAGCTGCATCTCCATCTGCATCTTCTGCATCTCGGCTTCCACCTTCGGATCAGGGGGAGCCTGGGATGGATCAGGAGGCGGCGGGAGCATCCATTCGCCAACGTCCGTGTCTGTCAGTCGGCCCCACTCCACGATCACTTGGTTGATCGGCTCGACCGTTCCCACACCCATCGAGGCTTGGACCAGGATTGGACCAAAGGAACGCATGAACTCGTTGAGGTTGGCCATCTTGGTCTGGCGGTTCTGCATCCGCGTGGAACCCGCCGCCACGGTGTAGCTGTACTCGCGGACGACTGCCTCGATGTCCGAGGACATGAGGTTCTGGGCAAACACGGCCGCTCCCAGTTGACCGCAGATCGGCAGAACATCCTCCGGGGAGAGCATCCAGCGGATCGCCAGGGCTTCCTTCCGGGAGGTATCAGCCGACCAGCCCTCGACCAGGGAGGCCATGTCCGTGACGCGGACCGAGGCGTTCTCTTGCTTGATCGAAGTCGTGGTGGCTGAACGGTCCTGGGTCTCGCTCATCCCGTACTGGAGTTCCGACAGCCCAACCCGCTTGTCCCAGAGGTCAAAGACCGCCGCTACGACCCGCCAGATGTCACCATGAAACGGTGGCTGCTGGAGGTAGGTGACGATCTTCGCTACGTCGTCGCCGAGCATCTTCTCTAGTTCGACGACCTTGTTGTCTTGATTGCTCTTGAGGGCTGCTTTGAGATCATCGCCAGCAGCCTTGAGGACGCCGATCAGGGTCCCGCAGGAGGTCCGTACCTTGTTGGCCAGGAACGACATCGCCCAGGTGAGCCACTTCAATTCACCCATGCCGGGCTTGAAGTGGGACATCGGGTAAATCTTGCCAGGGACCCGGTGAAAGGCCAAAGGCGTGTAGGGCCAGCCGTTGCTCTTGGTGTCTGCCCAGAATGGAATCGGCCACTGGGAGCGGATGAAAATCTCATCCTCGTCCCACTCATCGAGCATCTCGGAGGGGAGGTTCAGGGGCCAGGGCACCTTGTCGCAGATCGCCAGATAGCAGTAGCTCCCCAACTGATCGAAGGAGCCTTTGATCTTCTCATCCACGCCGAGGATTTTGTCCCCGAAGCCCATCTTCGAGTAGATTTCCCAGAAACAGATCAGATCGCTCGTCTGGGCTGTCTTGGAGGCCGTCTCCTTGGTCTTGGGCAGGAACGCCTGTCGTTCAGTGGAAGACTTGCTGGCGTAGTCCTTGAGCGTCCCTGGCTCCAGTTGGAACTTCTCCTCGGCCTCCCAATAGGGCATGACCCGCTCACGAGCGACCCAGTGGAGTTCTTCTTCGCACTCCGCATCAGGGTCAAAGAGCAGTCGGTCTACCGTGTCGTACTCGGAGGTGACGAGCTTGTGTTCGGCTCCATCGGGTTGATAGAGACCCGTCCAGCGGACCCCCATGCCCTTGATGAGGGCTTCGTCGATCGCTCTCCGGGAGTGCAGCTTGGCGTCCAGTTCCCGAAGGGTGTAGTTGATGATCTGGGCCAGGACGGCAGCGGAGCCTTTGTTCTTCTTGTATTTCGCTTGCTCGGCCTGGACCAATTGCTGGTAGATCATCTGGTCCGGGGTGGGCTGCTCCGGGTTGATGAAGATGTCCAGCGTCTCCGGGGGAATCTCGATCGGCTGCATGGGGTTGATTTCAACCACCGGATTCTGGGCGTAGAGGGAGGGTCCGAAGAGTTGGACCGCCTCGGCGACCTTCATCAGGATCATCTGGAACTCCGGCTGGGGAACCGGGGCATCCTCCCCCAGGTACCCCGCCGAAGACTTGGCCCACGTGCCGTTCCAGAAGTCGTTCTTCGTTCCATTGAAGAACGTCATGCAGTCGTCGGCGTCATCCTGAAACTCCTTCTTCTTGAACGCGATCGCCTTCTTAATCAGACGGCACCACGCGGCGCAGATCGAACGCAGCGGGTGTTCGCGGTCATCAAAGTTTTTCAGGAAGTCGAGTTCCATTACTCAGTCTTCTTCCCTTTGGCCTTGAGGTCCTGGATTTCCGACTGCAAGCCACTCACGAGGGCCTTGAGTTCGTCGATGTCCACGCGGATGGCGTGCTGGGCCTCGATCTTGACCTTGTGATCCAAGGTGAAGTCCCAGGCTCCGTCGCTCTTGGCCCCCGGCTTGTCGATGAAGTGCGGGTCCGAGATGTGCCGAACGGCGCTCGTGCCGATGCCCATGATTCGACCGGCGTAAGGCGTCAGGCGGATCGTGCGGTTCTCGACCGACTCCACGATGCAGCGGGTCGGTGACTGCGAGGGGTCGGCGTGCGGATACCACAGCACCATGTCCCCGGAGTAAACCGTGGGCATCACGTAGGGTGGCTTCTCGGCAGGCGTCTGGAATGGTTCCACTCGGCCGTCCCGGTACGCCACCAGGGTTTCCGTCTTGCGTTCTTTCGTTGCAGTTGCCATATCAGCCTCGGTTGCCAGCAGTTGCAGGACCGAGCGTGACCGGCTGGCGTTGCGATCCGGCTCGTTGTTGTTTCCACTTCATGTAGGTCACCGCCCAGTTTTCAGCAGGCTTTGGAGCCACCGGCTGAACCCAGGGGAGTTCGGTGCCCAGCGTATACCTGAGGCAATCGACAAGATGCGAATCCTGTCGGGGTGCAGGCTTATCCTCGTAGACCCAGGCACCGCCTTGCGTCTTCACGCGGTTCCTTCTGAGTCTCGTCATCTCGGAGATCAGGTTGGGGCACTTGTCCCGGACGATCCTGATCTGTGATCCCCGGCCGTCGTACCGCATCCGCAGGGCAGTCTTAATCAAGCTGCATCCCGCTACCACGTCGTCGAAGCCCGGCTCGAAGCCTGAGCCTGTAGCGAACGATCGAACCCCGTAAGCAGCCAAGGCGGTCTCGTATTGGTGAGCAATCGTGTAGCCGCTCGACTCGGTGGCCGACCCTCGGTTCATGTCGATGATGAACTTCTCGTAGGCACAGCCCTCGGACTTGTGGGCCATCAGTTGTCCGAAGTCATAGGCAGTCGCCCGTGGAGCGTAGATTTCGTCGTACAGGATCACCCGGTCATGCCACGGATGGCTCGGAGGAGGAACGGCGGCGAATAGAACACCGAGGCGTCCGATGCCAGGGTCCACCGCCACATAGCGGGTCCACTCCGGGGGAATCTGCCCACCAGGGAGATCGCTCTGATTGATGCAATGCGTCCCTTGGGAGAACTCCGGGAACATCAGGAAGCTGCTCGTGGCAAAGTAGCCATCAATGAAGACGGCGATTTCTTCCGGGGTAAGCTGCTGACGGCGGCGTTCGATTTCCTTGGGCTTGATGTGCGGGTTCTCGGTCACGGGGATGCGGTAGCCCGACACATCGAGATCGGCAAACTCCTCCAGTCCCTTCTTCTCCCACAGACCCAAGAGCGTCTCGGTGCTGTTCTGCGGGGCGCACGACCAGATGAAGGTTCCTTCCCGGTCGATCAGTCCTCGGAAAAGCTCGTTAATCCAGTCCCTGGACTGGACTTCCTCATCGCACAGTGCCACGTCGATGTCGAACCCCTGAGCCGGAATACCTTCCCCGGTGAAGAAGCTGATCTCCCAGCCGTTGTGGAGCTTGACTGTCTTGGGAACCAAGTCCTTCTTGAGGCGGTAGCTCTGGGACTTGATGTAGCGGGCTGGAATCAATGCCGGGGATGGGCGGCGTTCCTTCTTGCGATGCTCGTCAGTCCACCAGCGATAGGTCCGCCAGAGTCCCGTCTCCTCGTCCTTGATGATCCAGAACAACCCAGGACGGAACAGTTTCCGGTAGAGGACTTCGCCGAGGTGCTGCATCGTGGCACCCACGACATAGGCTCGGCCGTCCGTCTTCGGGAAGCGGTCGTGATGCCGACCCATCACAATGCGGGATAAAATCAAGCAGCTAAGTGTGGTTTTGCTGGACCGCTGTCCACCAACTATGCAGAGGATGCGAGCGAGGTCTTCCAGCACCTTGGTTTGAACACCCCAAGGCTCATAGAGATTGAGGGCTTCCTTTTGGCGTTCACGGAGTTCCTTCGCGGCACGCTGGAGCTTGGCTTCAACGTGAGAGCGTTGCCGTTTGATGGTCGGGAACTCGTTCATCCGAGATCAGGCAGGTACTTCTGCGCTCCTTCGGAGATCAGTCGCTTGAGTTCGTCATCCGACATTTCTTCTACGGGCTTGTCGGCGTAGCCCCCTTCGGTGTTGGCCTTCACCCAGTCACCCACGACTCGCCAGTAGTTGAGGCGGATCGAGCTTCCCTTGGGGGAGTCGGCGTAGTCGGCCCAGAAGCGGTCGGCCATACCAGAGAGACCCCCAATCTTCTCAACGACCTCTTCCGTGAGGTCGGAGAGATGGGGTGAATCGCGTCCCCGCCGAACGTCGTTGTGAATCTTGAGGTAGGCTGCCCGCTGGAGGTTGGCCTTGTCTCGGTCCACCGCGAGCTTCATGCAGGTGTTGCACGTACTGGTGAGCTTCCCCTTGTTGTCCTTGTAGAAGAACTCCGTGGTCGCCGGGAGAACGGTCTCGCCCACATGGTCAATGCAGGTGCATTCTTGGGTGTTCTTTTTCATGGTAGTAAAAACCGCTAACGAGGATTGGGCCTCGTTAGCGGCTCCGAGGCTCCTTCGCCGGGGAGGACGAAGGTGCTGATTTGTGGGTTAAAGGATTTCTACGTCGAACGTCTCCAGGATCGCCGCCGTGTTGGCTGTCGTGGCCGACCAGACCGCTTGCACGTCCAGCACAAGCGCCCCATTCGTGGCGAGGTTCGTGGCTCCAAGGAGTCCCGTTCCGTGAGCGATCGTCCCGCCTGTGTTCGTGATCCAAGTGCCCGATCCAATGCAGCTTGCCGTCGCTCCTGGAGCCGCCCGTGCGGTCAACTCGAACTCCAGGATATGGATGTCGGTCGTAGCCCCCGGATCGACCGCTGTCGTCGTGATGAGCGTGGTGGTTCCTACCCGGAGTTTGCAGGAGAGGGTGTCGGCCCCGGAGGCATTGCTGACTCGGACTAACGCTCGAATGCGAATCC